TACTGGGGTCAGGGCCTCGCCGAGCAGCTTCAGAACATCCAGCTGGAGATCAACAAGCTCCTGTGGGTGATCCAGCGGTCGTTCCATCTGGCCGGTTCGTTCAAGGTGTTCATTGAGAACGGCAGCAAGGTCGTCAAGGAGCACCTGAACAACGACGTGGGCTCGATCATCAACTACACGGGTACGCCGCCGCAGTACGTGGTACCGCCGATCGTGTCGCAGGAAATCTTCGCCCACCTGCAGAACCTCATCAACAAGGGGTACGAGCAGGCGGGTATCTCGCAGTTGGCCGCGTCTAGCCTCAAGCCGGAGGGCCTGAACTCCGGTCGCGCCATTCGTGAGTACAACGACATCCAGACCGACCGCTTCCACACCGTCGCCAAGTCCTACGAGAACATGTTCATGGACGTGGCGCGGCTGTCGATTGAGGTCGTCAAGATGATCGCCGCCGAGAAGGAGGGGTACAGCGTTCGCGTCCCCGGCCGCAAGGCGGTGCAGGACATCGAGTGGAACGACATCAAGCTGTCTGACGAGGATTACGTCATGCAGTGCTATCCGGTGTCGTCGCTGCCGAATGATCCGGCGGGCCGACTGCAGACGATTCAGGAGTACGCGCAGGCGGGTTTCCTGTCGCCGCGTCAGGCGCGTCGGCTGCTGGATTTCCCTGACCTTGACCAGGTGGAGAGCCTTGCGAATGCCGAAGAGGATTACCTCACCGGGGTTTTTGACCGCATTGTGGATGATGGCGACTATACCTCGCCGGATCCGTTGGATGACCTCCAGTTGTCTAAGCAGCTTTGCCTTGAGTATTACGCCAAGGGTAAGGCGAACAACCTCCGAGAGGACCGCCTAGAGCTTTTGCGGCGGTACCTGGCGCAGATCAACGAGATTGAGCAGGCGATGATGCCTCCGGCTCTTCCGATGCCCATGCCGGGCGCGGAAGGTATGCCGCTGGCGCCGCCGATGCCGATGGCCCCCAGCGACCTTGTACCGAATGTCCCGGTACAGTAACCAAGGAGTGACTGAATGGCAGTTGAAGGAACGATGACAAATATGTTGACCGGCTCTTTGGGCGGTCCCGTGCCGGAGGCTCCGGCGCCCACTGCTGCTGAGATTCTGGCTCCCGCGCCAGAGGCTGAGGCAGCCCCCGCCGAGACGGTTCCTGCACCCGCGCCCGCACCTGCGCCAGAAAAGCCTCGCTCCGACCGCTTTGCGGCCTTGGCCCGCAAGGAGGCCGAGGTCTTCCGCAAGCAGCAGGCGGTTCGCGCGCAGCAAGCGGAATTGTCCCGTCAGGCCGAAGAGATCCGCGCGTTTCAGGAGGCCAAGCGTCAGGCGGCGCTGAACCCGATTGATGCGCTCAAGCAGCTTGGCCTGACCTACGAGCAGATCACCGAGTACGTGTTGAACGACAACAAGCCCACGCCTTCGGCTGAGGTCCAATCGGTGCGGCAGGAGCTTGAGGAGTTTAAGCGGGTTCAGCGTGAGGAGCAGCAGCGCCTTTTGGAGCAGCAGAAGGCGATAATTGCTCAGGAGCAGCAGCAGATTATTTCTGCATTTCGCGACGAGGTAAATGATTACGTCACTCAGCATTCAGAAACTTATGAGTTGACAGCACTTTACGGTGGTCATAATCTTGTGGCAGATGTCGTCGAGGAGCATTTCAAGCAGTCTGGTAAATTGCTGACGATTCCGGAAGCGGCCAAGCTGGTTGAAGAGCACTACGAAGACCTCGCACGCAAGGCGCAAGCGACAAAGAAGTTTGCAGCGACGCAGCAGAAAGTGGCCTCACCGCAGGCACAGACGACGGCCCCGGCGCCCAAGATTGGCCCGACGCTGTCGAATGACCTGAGTGCGGTTGCTCCCGCAGCCCCGAAGTCACCGCGCTCAGACGCGGATCGGATTGCGGCAGCACTTGCCCGGCTTGAGGGACGTTAACCACTAGGTTCGGCAGCGACGCAAGATGAATAGAAACTAAAACCCCGTTTTACAAACTTGCCGAATAAGCGGCATGGCGCTGCTTTACGGCTTTGCAAGCACAGCTTGCGACAGGATTTCCTATGGCTTGGCCCACTACTGGTGCAGTTCCCCCCGCTCCTGCCCTGAACTCGACTGGCACGTCGTTCTCGTTTGACCTTGGCGCTGCCAACGCGGCCCTCAAGGAGCTTTACGACGACCAGAAGATTGCGAACCTCGTCTACAAGAACAACCCCTTCCTCGCGATGGTCCCGAAGATGGAGGAGTTCGGCGGCAAGTACATGCCGATCCCCCTGATCATCAACACCTCGCAGGGCCGCAGCGCGACCTTCAGCAGCGCCCAGCAGAACCAGACGGCGGCCGTGATTGAGTCGTTCGCCCTGACGCGCGCGTCGAACTACTCGATTGCCCAGATCGACAACCAGACGATGCTTGCCAGCAAGACCGACAAGATGGCGTTCATCAACGGCGCGACCGTGGTGATCGACGGCGCGATCCGCGCCCTGACCAACAGCCTTGCCACGCAGATCTTCCGCACCGGCACGGGTGACATTGGTTCGGTTGGCTCCGCCTCGACGCTGGGCAACATCGTCCTGACGAACCCGTCGGACGTTGTGAACTTCGAGGTCAACATGAGCCTTGAGGCTCGCACCGCTGGCGTGCTCTGCACGGGCGTTGTTCCGGCCAGCGGCAGCACCAGCGTTTCGACCGTGTATGTTGTTTCGGTCAACCGCACCTCGGGCGTTGTTCAGGTGTCCAACACCATGGGCGGCACCGCTGGTAACGGCCTTGGCGTGTGGACGGCCACCGTTGGCTCGACGCTGAACGTGGTTGGCGACAGCGGCCTTGCCATGAAGGGCCTTGGCGCTTGGATCCCGACCGCCGCCCCGACGACCGGCGACAACTTCTTCGGCGTGGACCGTTCGATCGACCCGACCCGTCTTGCGGGCGTGCGCTTCAACGGTTCTTCGGAGTCCATTGAGGAGGCCGTGATTGACGCCTCGCTGCTCGTCGCTCGCGAAGGTGGCACGCCGGACGTGTGCATTATGAACTTCGCCTCTTACGCCGCGCTTGAGAAGTCGCTCGGCGCCAAGGCGCAGTACATCTCGTTCGACGGCCCGGCCAAGCTGTACTACCCCGGCATCCTGATCAACGGCGCTGCTGGCCAGATCAAGGTGTTCCCGGATCGTAGCTGCCCGGCGAAGACCGCGTACCTGCTCCAGATGGATACGTGGAAGCTGTACTCGCTCGGCCCGGCTCCCCACATCGCCAAGTACGCGGACGGGCTTGAGATGCTCCGCGTGTTCAACAGCGACGCGGCTGAGCTGCGTGTTGTGTCTTACTCGAACCTCGGCTGCAACGCCCCCGGCTTCAACGCCGTGGTGCAGCTCGGCGCGTAAGCCACTACGGATGGGGGCGGCTCAGGCATTTCGCTTGGGTCGCCCCTGTTCGTAAACCTCTTAAACTAAAGGAGTTTCAAGTGGCGAACCGTACCTTCAACCAGTTTCAGGGAACCCTTCAGAAGGGTGTTGTGACGCTCTTTGCCAAGGTCGAGATTGACCTTGCGACGGGCGATCCCACCCTTATTACCAGCGAGACCATTCTTGGTCCGCAGAACCCCACCAGCATCAACCCGTCGGCTGGCTTTGCGTACGTGCAAAAGTTCACGTCGCCGGGTCCCGACACCTACACGCTCGGCCTGCAGGATCCGTATGTTCGCCTGCTGAGCGTCACGGCGGTTGAGGATCTTTCGGCTGGTACCGGCATTCAGGACAAGCTGATTGTCACCGGAAACGTTAACGATCAGAACGATCCGTATGTTGACACGATTATCAGCAGCACCCCCGTCTCGGGCGGCAGCGGCACGACCGTGATGCTGTTTACGGTCACGCTGGCCAACTCAACGGCTCTGTAATCGGAGGCTGCCATGATCAGCGACGAGAAGGGCGCTATCGCTATTATCCTTGGGAAGATGAAGCCCAAGGGCGGCGAGGACATGCCCGGCAAGCCTGAGCACGGTGGTGGCACTAAGGGTTCTGGTCACGCGATGCTTGCGTGCGCCGAGGATCTGATGGAGTCCATCAAGGCGGGCGATGCTGAGGGTGTGGCCTCGGCCCTGATGTCTGCTTTCCACGTTGCGGATGCTATGCCGCACGTTGAGGGTGTGCATGAGGATATTGGCGAGGAAGAGGAAGAGGAAGAGTACTAAGCGGTAGTATGGGCGGGGCGCTCCGGCTATGTTGTCGGGGCGTCCCCCCATGCTTGCGGAGGCATCATGGCGATCTACCCGAAGATGAGTTTGTCCGACCTCCGCACCTCCTCCCGTCAGCGCGCAGACATGGTGAACTCCACGTTCATCTCTGACGCTGAGTTGAATAGCTACATCAACGCCTCGTACTTTGAGTTGTACGACTTGTTGGTGCAGAAGTACGGCAACGACTACTACATGAAGGAGCACTCGTTCCAGCTACAGGGGAACGTGAGCCGCTACGACCTTCCTGATGATTTTTTTAAGCTGCTGGGCGTGGACCTGCAGATCAGCGCTGGCCCTGATGGGTACGTGTCGCTGCGTCCGTTCACGCTGGCAGAGCGCAATCGGTACTCGACCGCCAACGTCCAGACTTGGATTGGCGTGACCAACCTCCGGTACCGTATCAGCGCCAATAAGTTGTGGTTTACGCCGTCGCCGCAGACCGGGCAGACCATCCGCATCTGGTACGTGCCCCGCCTGGCGGAGCTTGTGGATACGGTGACCCTGACGGTCAACGATCCCGTCTACGACGACGTCTTGAGTGTTGGTCCCTCAATCTTTGTGGCCGGTGGCAACTTTGCCATTGGTGGCACCAATGCGGTTACCGCGTACAACATTGCTGAGGCCATCAACAACGCAACTCTGTCGGAGGAGTTGACGGCGTCTGCGAGCGGAAACGTCATCACGTTTACGCAAACAGGCGAAAACGCGACGGCGCTTAGCGTTGGCAACAATACGACTCCGATCGCCGTACCTGGCGCGTCCACTCGGCTGCAGTTGTCTTCGGGGTTTGTGACCAGCGGCAGCACCGTTGCCGACGGCATCTCTGGCTGGCTTGAGTATGTGGTGACCGACGCCGCGATCAAGATGCTGCAAAAGGAAGAGTCGGATACGACCACGTTGCAGTTTCAGAAGGCTGCCCTGATCAAGCGCATTGAGGCGGCGGCTGAGAACCGCGATGCCGGATCGCCCGCAACGATTGCCGACGTCCAGTGGACCAACGGAACGTGGCCGTTCGGTAACGGGTTCGGCGGCGGTGGCGGTATCCCGTAATGCCGACCATTAAACAGCTCTCGCGCATTTTCAGCCAAGACGACTCGCTGAACCGGCTTCAGGATCAGCTTGCGTCAGCGCTGAACCCGATCCTGCGCGAGATCAAGGGCGACCTGAGTGGGCCGCTGGAATCTCCCACGGTAGCGGGCCTGCGTGGTCGTCCGATCGCCAACACTGTGCCTGCGGTTGGCCAAGCGCTTGTGTTTAACGGCACTGAGTGGGCGGCTGGAGCAGCGGGAACAACGTTCACCGTCTTTCCGCCGCTGGATCTGTCTGGCACGCCTTTGGTGCTGTCCATCCCGCAGGCGGATGCGACGACCGACGGCTACCTGTCTAGCGCGGACTGGCTGACGTTTGACGGCAAGGTAAGCAGCGTAACCGCGACATCGCCTTTGGCTTCTTCGGGTGGCACCACACCAGACATCTCGCTGACTGGCGTTGTCGCTGCAGCAAACGGCGGCACCGGACTGAGCACGTCTGGAGCTATTGCTGGCTACGTTTTGACGTCCGATGGATTGGGCGGCTGGACCAGCAGCCCGGTATCGGGTGGATCGCCTACTGGCCCTGCTGGTGGAGTGCTTGGGTATCCGGGGTCTACGTATCCCAACCCCAGCGGTCTTGCTGGTGTACCGGCCAGCGTAGGTGCAGAAAACACCATAAAAATTGCACAGGCTGGAGTTGGTGGCGCTGCGGTTATTCGCTGGGATCCATACAACAACTCAAGCCTAACAGGAAACAATACTGGATCTATTGTTGGTCCTCGCTCAAACGCTACCGGCGCAAATGCGTTTTTCTTTCCCGGCGGCACGATGCTTGTTGAGGGTGGACAAGGAACTCCGTTTGCTACCGGATCTGATGGTGGTACGGCCCGATTGCTTGGTGGACGAGCTACCGGCCCGTATCGCAGTGGCCCGGCTATTGTTCAGGGTGGTGCATCAAACGATGGCGCCGCTGGTCATGCGTACGTTCTTGGCGGATCAGGCGGAACAAACGGCAATCCAGCAATCAACGCTGGCAATGTATACATTGAAAGCGGTGCAGCCGGTACTTTTTATGGCGGCAATATCAATATTATCGCTGCGGGTGGTCGCAGCCTAAGCGGCAATACTGACGTATCGGGTGGATCACTTTCGTTGTTTCCGTTGTTTCTGTCTAATGGTGGTCACGTTTATGTTCGTGGAGGAGATGCCACTACCACGGGAAGCGGTGGAGACGCTTACGTTCGTGGTGGCACCTCACCGTCGGGTACCAAGGGCCGTGTTTACGTCGGCGCGACCAACACTTCAGACGTATACATTTCTTCGGCTGCACCGGCAGCCAACGTTTACGTTCAAAACCAACAGGTAGATCTTGTAACGGCGCTCCCCACTAGCGGTCAGTTCCTTGGGTACAATGGAACAAAGTGGCTTCCGACAACCCTTCCTGCCGTATCCCCCAAGTTTGGTAACACGCTTGTGGTTGACTCGGTCAATGGCAACGACCTGACTGGCGCCGTTAACGGGCTTCCGTTTGCTACGCCACAGGCTGCAATCAACTACATCAACACCAACTCTCTGGTTGGGGTGACCGTTTGGATCATGCCCGGAACGTACGCATTGTCTGCGGGCATCACCATCCCAAACACTTGTTCGTTGCGCGGGCTATCAACGCAAACCACAAGACTGACGCTATCGGCCAGTAATCCCGGCGGTACGGTCACTATGCTGACGATGGGCGAAAACAGTCGCGCTGAAGACCTTACGTTGACGTTGACCTCAACAAACGCGACCACCAATCTTGTAGGCGTCAACACACCGGGTAATACCAGTACAACATCTAAGCTGCGAACCTGCGTTGTGACGGTAGACAACAGCACGCTAGCTCATACGACCACCACCAATGTGTACGGTATTTACGACAACGGCAGCGGCACTCTCGGACCGGCATCCTTCTCGTTCAATTTCACGCGCGGCGTCACCATCAACGTGTTTTCAAACGGCGGTGGCACCAAACGCGCCGTCTACGTCTCCACCGCGAACGACATCACGTTCCGGGACACCAACTTCTACGTCGCCGCTCCGGTTAACTCATCCTCAGCGGGATCGTATGTCGGAGTTGAGACAACCAACGCTACATGCTCGGTTCAGTTTCGGACCTGCTCCATTAGTGGACCCTCAACGGCTGGTAGCTACACCGGGTCCGACATCCTGCAAACCACGCCGGGTACCGGATTTATTAGTAACGGCATTCAGCTTGGGCCGGGCGTTGATCTTGTCAACAAGACCGCTGGCGGCAAGCCGTTTACCACCTACGTTACGCCAACCACCATTGAGTACGGACTTAACGCAAACTTGGTGAACTCGCCGCACTACTTGTGGCCGGGTGTGCAAACTGCTGCCGATAACACAGAAGTGTTTTATCGGTTTCAGCAGAAGTCCATTTGCCAAGGCATGAGCATTTATCTTCGGACAGCTCCCGGCGTTGGCAAAAACATCACCGTGACGATCCGCAAGAGCGCAACCAGCGTGCCCGGCAGCAGCACGGCAACATCCATTACTGCAACCATCAGCGGCACCAACAAGACCGCTGATCACTACACCAGCAGCGTTGATTTTGCTCTTGGCGAGTACCTTTCGGTTGAGATTGATGGCACCGCTGGTAACGCCGCTCAAGATCTGGTAGTTCAACTAGACTTGTTCTAGGAGATCCCATGGCCACGACCCCCAACATGAATCTAACGTTGCCTACCGTTTCGCAGACGACGGGTCCGTCGTGGGCCAGTCAGATCAATACGGCTTTCAGCACGATTGACTCGCACAACCATGCATCCGGTAACGGGGTTTCTATCCCCTCTGCCGGGCTCAACATCAACGCCGACGTTGGATTTGGCACGCACAGTGCTGTTGGCCTTGGTTCTACGCAGTACGTAAACCAGCTTGCGCCAACTGCGGCGTGTGCCATCTACGCGTTTGGTGGGGAACTTTACTATAACAACGCATCTGCCGTTCCTATCCAGATTACTTCTAGCGGATCTGTTGTCGGACCCCCGGGCCAATGGACCAATCTGGCACCTCCGGCTATTGCTGGGTACAACGTTGGCACGGGGACGTTTTCGTTTCAGAGCGATGCGTTGACGTTTGGCACCCTGCAGGGTGCATCACTCAAGCTTCAGGCCAACACAAGTTCTCAACCGATTATGCTAACCGCTTCTGCTGCAACAGCTTCGTATGTTTTGACGCTTCCTGTTGTTGCTCCTCCTCAGGTTGGTTCATTGCTGGCTTCGTCCAATACGGGCAGCATGAGCTGGGTGACCGCCGGGACTTCTATTTCAATCACGTCCTCCTCAATTAGCGTCACCAACGGAAGCATTGGCGCTAACCAGCTTGCGGCATCTGCCGTTGAAACGACCAAGATTAACAACAAGGCCGTTACGCAAGAGAAAATGGAAGACAAATCTCCGTCTATTAGTGGATTGATTAATTACACCGTAAACCAACAAACCAACTTTTTTCAAATTCCTAACGGAAGCCTTCAGGTTAATGCTATATCTGGTCGTCCCGTTTTTGTTTGGCTTCAGTCTCAAGACAACGCAACTGGAAACTTGAACTCCGTAAACGACCCAAACGGATCAGACATTCGCGTATCGGTTGTGCCCCCTGTTGGAGCAACGTACTACATTAATCAGACCACTCTTGGAACTGACTCCGGGTATTCGCCATCTGTTGTTTCTTGCATGTTTGTCCCGTCTACCACTGGTATTCACTACCTTTACCTGCAGGGCAAGAACAACAGCGGCTTTATGACCTCTCAGTTGGCGATTGCAAACGTTTACCTTAAGGCATTTCAGCTTTAGGAGCCGCCATGCTTCAGCGACAGACTATTGCCCTGCCGCTGGCGCAGGGGCTGGATACCAAGACCGACCCCAAACAGGTTGAGGCGGGAAAGCTGCTTGAGCTTGAAAACGGCGTGTTTAACAAGCTTAAGAGTATTCAAAAACGTAACGGGAACGTGGCTCTTGGCTCGTTCGTTCTTGGTTCTCCAGGCTCAACCGTTCCCGACGGCATTGGTCTCGCCGAGTACGGCGAAGAGCTTTTGTTGGCAGATGGATCTAGCATTTACAGTTACGATCAAAGCAGCGACGCATGGAACAACAAGGGTGAATACACGCCCGTTTCTGTTGATCAATTTCCGGTTGTGAAGGACACATCCTCCCAAACAAATCCAGATGGAGCTGTTCACTCTAGCGGCCTTCAGGCTTATGTGTGGCGCGACTCCGCTGTTTCAACAAGCATCAGGTATTGCATTATTGATGGAAACACCAATCAGGTTGTTTTGCCATCAACACAGCTTGCCACAAGCGCTCTATCGCCGAGGGTTCTTGCGCTTAACAACGCGTTTGCGTTCTACTGGATTGACACATCTTCTTGGGCCATCAAGCTAGCAACGGTCCCAATCTCCAATCCGCTTAGCACTGCAGTTGTTTCTACGCTTACCGGATCTGGAACAAGCGATTCGGCCCTTCGGCTTGGTCCGAGCCCACAGGTTGTTTATGACGCTGCATTGATTGAAACATCAAATCAATCCCTGATCTGTTTGACGTTCAACAACAACAACAGCGGTATTACCACCCGCATTTACTCAAACACAGCTCCAACAACTCAGCTTTACTCCCAGAAGGTGATTGCTGCGTCTGTTGCAAACGTGTTGACGGTATTTAGCAACAATACGGATCCATTGTACAATGGTCCTGGTCCGGTTGTTGTGTACTTCAATGCGTTTACAAACAATCTTTCATTTTACGCATACAGCAATCAACTTCTTACCATTACCAATGGCGACATCGCCGTTGGCCTTCCGAGTCGTGATCAACTGACCGCCTGCAGCAGGTCTGATGGACCTGGCTTTGTGGTGCATACTCATCTGACCTTGGCAGACAGGATTGACCAATATGTTGTAAGCGACACCTATACGGTAACCTCTTCTAACTTCTATTTTCAGTCAGATGCTCGTATTTGCGGTCGCGCCTTCAAAAGCGGATCATCAACGTTTTTGCCTGTTTCTGCCTATTACGCTCCGGTTATTGATTCCGTTACCGGCAACATTCCGTCACAGTCAGCCACGTTTTTGCTAAACGAGTCCGGCAAGGCGGTGGCTCGTGTTTTGATGGATCGTTCGTCGCTTGTGACAGGAAATATTCTTGCAAACGTTGTTAGGTATGGCGAGCACTCGTACTTGATGGCGGCAACGGAATCTTTGCTTGTTGGTGAAAACCTGTATCAAACACAGTCTAACGTGGTTGCGTTGAGCTTTACGTTTAATAGCCCAAGTCAGTCGGTTTCACATGAAACAATTGCAAGTAACCTGCATCTTTCGGGCGGTTTTTTGCAGATGTACGATGGCGTGGGAGTGGTAGAGCACGGTTTTCATTTTTATCCGCGCATCACTAGCTTTGAGCCACCAAGCGGCGGCGGAACCCTATCTGAGGGAACCTATTACTATACCGCCTGCTACGAGTGGATGGACAATCAGGGCAACATTCACCAGAGCGCCCCGGCATCTCCAAGGAAAATTGTTCTGACGCCAGCCGGTCAGCAGGTTGACATCAACGTGTCAACGCTTGCTTTTACAGGCAAAATTAACCCTCGACCAGCACAAATTATTCTTTACAGAACGCTGGTAGATCAGCAGATTTTTTATCGCGTATCAAGTTTTACGACGCCTGACCTTAACGACCCCATAGCCACCAACATAACTATTAGCGACAACTTGTCTGATGCAGACCTTAGCACTAGGCCCAAGCTTTACACTCAACCTCTTGACCTCACGTCTTCGCAGGAGGTTGACAACTTCCCCGCTCCCGCAACCAATATTGTTCAGTTGCACCGAAATAGGCTCTGGGTGGTGGACAGCACCTCCCCGCTGAGCATCTGGTATTCTAAGATCTCTGGACCGGAGACGCCTGTTGCCTTCAACGATGGCTTTGTAAAATCGGTTGATCCTCGTGGTGGTCCGATTACCGCGCTCTCAACGATTGACGACAAGTTGTTGGTTTTCAAGCAAGACCACATCTTTTTTATTGTTGGACAAGGACCGACCAACGCAGACGAAAACAACGATCTCTCCGATTCTATTCTGATCACCACCGATTGCGGATGTGTTGATCAAAAATCAATTGTTGCAACGCCTGTTGGCCTGCTGTTCCAAAGCCGAAAGGGCATCTACCTGATTGACCGATCGCTGGCGGTTCAGTACATCGGCGCCCCGGTGGAGGCATACAACGCCCAAACCATCACCTCGTCGCTGTTGGCTGCAGCCACCAATCAGGTTCGTTTTACGCTGAACAATGGCGAATCGCTGGTTTACGACTACTTGGTTGGGCAATGGGGTTTGTTTACCAACCAGAACGCCAAGGACAGCATTGTTTGGCAGAACACTCAAGTTTTGTTGCGAACCGATGGCACAATCTGGCGTGAGACGCCGGGTGTGTATACGGACGCTGGCCAGCCGATCAAGCTTAAGCTGACCACCTCGTGGTTCTCGTTTGCCAACCTGCAGGGGTTTCAGCGGGTTCGTCGAGCGCAGATCCTTGGGGCGTGGAAGAGCCCGCATCAGCTCAAAGTCAGCGTCTGTACGGACTTTAACGACACAATCGTGCAGGAGGCCGTTATCAACCCTGCTGAGCCGACAATCTTTGGTGAAGGCATCTATGGAGCCGAGGCCGTCTACGGCGGGCAGTTTCAGCTTTACCAGTGGCGCGTAGACCTTGCGCGACAGAAGACGCAAAGTGTAAAGTTTACGATTGAAGATCTGCCTGGAGCGACGGCAGGCGAAGGTATGGGTCTGTCGTCTATTGCGTTTGAGGTTGGCGCCAAGGTTGGTCTTGCCAAGACCCCGGCGTCTCAGATTGTGAGCTAAGGAGAAGACTATGGCTGAGCCAATTAGCATGGGGATGTTGCTTGCTGGAGCGGCGGGACAAGCTGCTGGATCTGCAGCCAGTGCTGGCGCTCCGGCTTTTATTGATTTTCTTAGCGATGTTGACCCCAACGATCCGGAGTTTCGTCGGTATCAGCAAGGGTTTGCTAATATTTACGGCATCCCCGGTTTTGCTGATGAGCTTCAGCGCGCTCGCGGAGAGACATTCGGTGCGTTGGGTGCGTCGCGTGGCGTTGGCGCTCAGCAGGCCGCGCTGGCTGATGCGCTTCGTGCTCAGGCCGAGGGTCGCGGACCCTCGCTAGCGCAGATGCAGTACAATCAGGCTCTCGGCCAGACGCAGGCGGCTATCCAGAGTCAGTTGGCCTCCGCTCGTGGCTTGAGCCCCGCTCAGGCTCAGCGTATTGCGGCGCGTCAGCAGGCGGCGATGGGCGCTGGTGCGGCTAGCCAGTCGGCCATGTTGCGGCTACAGGAGCAGCAGGCGGCTCAGGCAGCCTTGGGTAATCTACTTGGCCAGCAGCGCCAGCAGGAGCTTTTGGGCGGTCAGCTTGCCTCTGGCATGTACGGTACCGCTGCACAGGGAGCGCTTTCGGCGTCTTCGCTTCAGGCGAAGGCGGCCGAAGAGGCTCGCCGCAACTTGGCGCGAGGTGCGGAGGTCAAGGGACAAGCCAAGTTTCAGGGCGACACCCGATCCAACGATACTGTGCCCGCCATGCTGAGCCCTGGCGAGATCGTGCTGCCGCGTACGGTGGCGCAGTCTGAGGACGCTCCTGAGAAGGCCAAGAAGTTTGTGGAGGCCATCAAGAAGCAGAAGCGGCCCTCGCCGAAAGCATATGCTCAGGCTCTTGCGCGATTGCAGGAGCTTGAGTCGCGCATGGATGCTATGGAAGCGCTGGCCGATCTTGAGGCCGAGCAGGAGGGCTAAATGAAGAAGCCCAGTCTCCGATTCCGCCAGGTGTTTGAGCATCCGACGCACTTTAAGGTGACCAAGCCCCTTGGCAACCCGCTGATCATCGCCAAGAAGGCTTTGTCGCCCTCCATGCAGGGTCGTCTGCGAAAGTTTGCTAATGGTGGGGACGTTACCGATCCGGTGGAATCGGCTGACGACGCTCCTGAGGATCCTAGGTCTAGGGTTGGCGCTCCAGAAGAGATGGCTAAAATTGAGCTTGATCGTGAACTTTCTAAGCCATCTGACGAGCAGGATCAGGACTACATCGCTCAGCTTCAGAACACTATTTCGCCACCTCCGCCGCCTGCGCCGGAGCCGCACACTAACCGCGCTATTCCTAGCACAAGAGAGCCAGTTGCCATGGAGCCCGCTCAGGCGACTCCCGTCGCAACAGCCGAGACTCCTGCCGCTCAGCCTCCGGTTGCTGTTAACGTAGTTGTGCCGCAACAGCCGTCGGCCCCCGTCGCTCCTGCCGCTTCTGCGGTTATGCCTCCTGCTCCAGCGCCTGTTATCGCTCCTGCGCCTGCGGTTGTTGGCGAGCAGGCTCCTGTCATGGCGGCGCCTGCAGCTGCGGCTCCTGCTCCGGTGCCGGTGACGGCTCCGGCTGTTTCGGCTCCCGCCGTCAAGCCTCTTGCGCCCGCTCCCGTGGTCAGCGTTCCGGACGTTGGCGCGTCGCAGATGGCTGCCTCGCCGGAAAGCATTACGGTTGATGGCCTGCAGAAGCTAATGAAGGCGAACCTTGGCAAGACGCCGCAACAGTTGGCTGTTGATGTTGTGCGTTCTGCGCTTCCGCCTGTTGGAGCATCTCCCGAGTTGATTGCCAAGACCGCTGATGTCTTGACCAACATGAAGAGCGATCAGGTGTTTAACGAGGGCATGGCTACTCAGCTTCGCGGAATCGTTAACGAGGCAAATTCTGAGGCGCAGTTTGCCAAGGAAACGGCCGACATTTCTGAGCGCGCGCTTGCCGATCGCCTTGTGATTGCCGAAAAGAACAAGCGCACCCTTGAGGCTCTTGGTGAGCGAAAGAAATTGCTTGAGAACGCAGTAGCTGAAGGATTCAAGCCTGAATCGTTCTACGGTCGCATGGATACGGTATCCAAGATCGGCACTGCGTTTGCGTTGTTTTTGGGCGGTTTTGCGTCCGGTCTTTCCAAGACGCCAAACTACGTTCTCAAGTCTCTTGAGGACGCCATGGACCGCGACCTTGACGCGCAGAAGAAGAAGTACGACTCCGTCTACAACCAGTACGTTCGCGCGCTGGGCGACTACGATGCCGCCGACAAGATGACTCGCGCGGACTTGGCAGACATTGCTGCGCTCCAGGTCAAAGCCATCAGTGCTCGACAGGATCAGGCCAAGATTGGTCCTGCCGCTGACATTCTTGTCGGCAAGCTTCAGATGGAAGCCGCCCAAAAGCGCGCTCAAGTGGCTGAGGCGCAGTACAAGGCCGACGTTGCGGCGAGCGAGGCCAAGTATGCAGACGAAAAAAATCAGTCGTTGATTGATCACCGCAGGCGCATGGGTACGGGAGTCGGAACGGCTTCTGGCTCTAGGGCTGTTACTGCGGAGAAGAATTATCAGCTTAGGTTGCGAAAGTTTGAGGATGACCTCAAGCGTCGCGAGAATTCATCTGAATTTACGGTTCCCAACCCGTCAAGCCCCGAAGAGCTTATTGTCATTAAGACGCGAGATGTTCCTGATGGCCGAGCGGCGCGCAAGGAAACCCTTCAGCGTGTGACCGCGCTTTCGCGCGTTGAAGAGCTTGACAACATCCTCAACTCCAAGCGCACAACGCAACAGGCTCTTTCGCCGCAGGAAGTTGCCAGGGTTCGCATTCTTGTAAACGAAATTACCGAAAACTATCCGTCTTTGGCGAAGGGAACCACTCAGCTTGTTACTCAGGCGCAAGCCAAGCTTTTGAAGGACTCGGTTGAGGATTTGGTTCCACTTCCGTACGCCAAGTGGGGAAATTTCTCTGGGATGACTGGCACCGCTATTCAAAAGCTTCGCGAAGAAGGTTCTCGTATGCTTAAGGTGTCGGTTAATAACTACGCGCGACCCGAAGATCCTGGCGCAGCGCAGTTCAACACGCTGTTTACCAAGAAGGGATTTGCCGGTCGCGTTGGAGAGCTTCCGGAAAAACCCAAACCTACTGCCGGAATGGTCAAGGTTAAGGATGCCTCTGGAAAGGTTTCTATGCTGCCAGCCGCTAATCTTTCCAAGGCTCTTGAGCGCGGATACGTTGAGGTGAAGTAATGGATCCTCAGGCGGACGATCTTGGACTTGTGCCCGTGCCTGATGAAGATCTTGGGCTCGTGCCTGTGTCAGACAACGATCTTGGTCTTGTGCCGATTGACGAGCAGCAGCCTGCTGGCGGCGATCCCTTTCCTGTCAGATCACCTGAGCTAACTTTTTCTGAGCAGTTGGCGGGCCTGATCCCTGAGCCGCTGGCTGCTGGCCTTGAGGCTTATGGCCGTACTTTTTTGCCTGTCGTTTATCAGGAGTACGAAAGCCTAGTAGGTGTGCCTAAGTCAGAACAGTTGCGCCGTGCCGAGGAAAATCCTCTTGCCGCAGCCGCAGGATCTGTTGGTGGTCTTCTGGGTGGTCTTGCTGTAGGTAGCGCTGGCGGTGCCGTTTCCGCTCTGTCTCCTTTTGCCAAGGCATCAATGGCTGCCGGTGCTGCAATTCGCGGCGCCGTTCCTGCAGCTGCCGGTGGACTTGCAGCGACTGCCGCAGGAACCGCTGCTGGTTTGGCTGAGGGCACCCTTATAAGCGGCCTCATGGAGGCGGACGAGGCTCGTCTTCGCAATCGCCCCATCAAGACTGAGGCAATTGTTCATAACGCATTGATTAGCGGCGGCATCGGCGGATTCCTTGCCGGGGCTCCGGCTGCCGGAAGGTGGTTTGGGCAGTCGACCAGAGCCGGTAAAAAAATGCTGAACTCACTCGGTGAATCTTCGGCAAAGCGTGTCTTGGCTAGACTTGGCGCAACTGCGTCTGATGTTTCTCAAATTGAAAAGCAAATTGGTCGCGACCGTACGGTTGGCATTCTTGCCGAAGCTGCGGACAGCGGACTTGTAGATTTGTTTCGCCCAGCGTCATACAATCTTGAGCGCGCTTACAATGCACTAGATGAGGCCGGTAAGGCTATTGGTCGTTTTGCTGTTGCTGGCGACAATGTCATTGCAAATGCTGGCGCCGGGGCCAAAGACCTTGCGCCGAATATTGTTAAAATTGCCGAGCGCATATCGGATGAAGTTGTTCTTCCTCTGTCTAGGAGCGGTTCGCAGGGATTGAGTCAATCCAACAAGATTGCGTCCATGATGGGTGAATATATTGAAAACTACAGAAACGGAATGAATGTTAGCGATCTTTCGTTTATGAGGAAAAACATTCAGAACGAAATTTACGGCCTTCGCGGCACTCAAGATCCAGAGGGCACGCTTAGAAAGGCAGAGCTTCGTAAGATCCGAAACATTTTGACGGACGAGATTGGTTCTTCTCTTGAGCGCGTTGGGATTAAGCGCGAAGCGTGGAAGATTCCTCAACGCAAGTACGAAGTTGCGTCTCGCATTGAGCAACTTGCAGGTAAGGCTGTAACAAGGGAATCCGGTCAACCTGCCGTAAACGTTGGAGATGCCGCGCTTCAGCTTGCCGCGTCTGGGCTTGGTTATGCCAAGTTTGGTCCTTATGGGCTCGCGGCTGGGCTTGGCGTCAAGACAGCCAAAAACGCTTTGTCAGACATTTCGGCCTGGGCGCCCACGGCCTCGCGTCGTTTTCTTGGCGCTGGAGCTCCGCCCGAAGTGGCGCTTGAGCTTCAGCAGTACGCCGAAAAAGCGGCGCAAGCTATGCGATCCAAGGTTCCGCCGCCACCCGTTTCAACATGGGAGCAGGCTCGGCTAGAGCAGCTAAAAATTAAGAACTCGCTACTTGCGGCAGTTGACGAGATCAAGTCTGCGCCCGATCCGAGTATTTATGACCCCAAGATTGTTGAAAGGCTTGAGCAAATCTCCAACGAGTTTAAGTGGGGTGCATCCCGGTCAGCAGATACAACCGCAAAAATGCTGCAAAACACAGAACGCGCGCTGACAGATCTTTCTCGCGCAGGTGAATCTATTGCGGAAATGCCTACGTTTGCTCAAGGACCAGTAGCAAGACGCCTTGAGCAGATCTCAGCCAGCCCTGCTGCTGGCAGTGCGCTTGAGGCTGCTGGTACCGCACGGCTATTGGAAGAAACCGAAAGGTCTTTGACTGGCGTATCGCGAATGGGAGCCGTTGGCAAAATTGCGCCTGCGCCCATTCGTACGTCCGTTGGCGCTCCGGAGTTCAAGCAGGATCCCGCCGTTGAGGTTGCCCGCAGGGTTCGCGACGAAATTCGTGCGTCTTTGGCGCAGCCTGAGATCTTCGGTCAGGCGTATCGTGACGCTGCCGAGTTGCGGGCGCTGCAGGCTAGCGGTGCCATCAAGGATCCCGCCCACATGGCCACGCTTGAAGGGCTTGAGGAGGTTGCCAACAACCTTCGCCGTCGCATTGAAACGGGTGCAGACAAGCTGATGGGATACGGCGCCTCTGTCGTGAAGCAGCAAGAAGCCATCAAGGAGCGCGCCCGCAGGCCGCTGATTGAGATCAGCTACAAGGAGGCCCAGCGAGAGCGAGAGGAAGCCGAAAGGCGGGCCAAGGAGCAGCCGGTAGATAATGTTGAATTTGTTCCTGAAGCCTCTGTGGAGTAGCCATGCCGCTTAATCTTGCCGCTGAGATTGCTGCTCGTCCGCTGCCTGAGGTTGAGGTGCCGGAGCCGTTGCCAATGACCGCAGCAGGAATCCTGCAGCGTTCGCAGCAAAAAGAATATCCGTCGGATCCTCTTTCGGTTGCCAAGCAGTTGCGCGAGCTTGTGGCTGATCCCGAGAAGATGGCAAGCGTTGTTGATCAGTCTGCGATGCACTTGGACGATTACGATCCTGAGATGGCGCAGGATGTCCGCATGAGCACGGCGCAGTTGATCGGCTTCTTGGCAAGCAAGGCGCCCAAGTCCAAGCCGTCTGCGCCTGGTATGCCGCCGATTGAGCCCGACAAGATTCAGGCCGCGAAGTTTGAGCGGTACCTGCGCGCGGTTACCGATCCCACATCCGTCTTGGACGACGCGGAGCGTGGCGATCTGATGCCTGAAGCTATTGAGGCAATGAAAGCCGTATACCCAAGCATTTTTTCTGAGATCCAGACAAGGCTTGCGGATCGCGTGATCAATGCCCCGTCCATCCCATACAAGCGAAAAACGCAGTTGTCCGCGCTTTTGGGACAAGACATGACTGGTACGCTGAATCCCAACATGATTGCTTCAGCGCAGTCGGCTTACGGCTCTGCCCTGCAGCAGCAGGCACCGCAGAAGCCGGTTGCCGTGTCGCGAATCAAGGACATGAATATGTCGGGCCGTGCCGGACAGGAAACGGCAGCGTGGCGCGAGGCACAGCAGGGCGCACGGTTGCGGTAGTGGTTGATTTTGTATAGTGTGCCGTTGCCCTCAGTGACGGCATGTTGGTCTGATTGAAGGAGTCAAAGATTAGGTAGCGTGCCGCTGCCGAGGAGCATGAAATGCCGTACAAATCACAGGCTCAGCGTCGTCTTTTCCATTGGCTTGCCGACCAAGGCAAGATCGCTCCGCAGATCGTTGATGAATACGATCGCGAATCCAAGGGCAAGAAGATGCCTGAATAC